CATGATGAGTTATGTTTTTCTATTGAAACAGAGGAGCAAGCTGAAAAAATTAAACACATTATGGAAAATGCAATAAAATTAGAAGTACCTAATAAGGTAGACTATGAATCTGGACTGAATTGGGGTACAATAAAGTGAGGAAAAATTATGGCTTATTTAAATGCAAACATCCCAGTAGAGTATGCACAAATAAGAAGGGAGTATCTGTATGATCTTAAGAAACATCATGGAGAAGTTGAAGACTGCGTTATCTTTGGTCTTAGCTGTATTACAGGTCGTGCTATTTTATTTCACGCTATCATGGAGAGCGGCGCAATATTTTATCGCCTTCCTATTAGTGCGTTTATTCAACGAGGTTTCAAAGTCGAGGACGTACCAAGAAGACGACTTGATGAACTTCAGCTTTGGAATTCTTTCAGTTATTATCCTGCTGTTACTAGTTGGGATATTTTAGAATCACAAGCTGGTAAATACATAGGTAAAGATAAAAAATGGCACTTTGGTAAATACTTATTTACTGTTGACTTTGCACATCCAGAACCTAATATACTAGATACTGATCATTCTGAGATCCCGCACGAACACAAGT